CGTCGCACTCGCCCAATAAAGCGCATCGCCGAAGGTGACGACGATGCCCGCCGCCTTCGGCAAGCTCCAGACGCCCTCGACGTTCAGCTCCACCTCCGCGCCCTCCAGGGCGTCCGTGGCGGCGACGCCGAAGCACACCCCGGTCAGGTAGCCCTCGCCGCTCGTCAGCCCTCCAGCGGGCGCTGTGGCCGTCAGCACGGCCCCTTGCTGTCGCCAGTTCCTCGCCATGTCACAGTCCCTTCGAGGTTGAGAGAAGCACGGTGTGGATGCGCCTCGGCGTTGCCCCGCCGTTGGCGCAGGCTTGCTCGGCAAGGCGCAACTCGGTCGCGAGCTTGTCGAGGTCGGTCTTGCTGTAGGTGACGGCGCGCTGCACGCCGTTGGCGAGGTAGCTCACGGACGCTGCCTGCTGCCCGGCCAGGAGGGTGTAGTAAGCCTGCCTGAGCACATCGGCGCGCAGGCACGGATCGTCCCAGTCGGCGGCGCGCATGGTGCTCATCATCACGGCGTCCCGTCGTTGTAATAGACGCCGCGCCAGTCCACGAACGCGCCGCCGAGATCGAGGCGGACGCGAAAGCGCGTGCCGTCCACGTCGAAGCCGACCTCTGTCCGGACCTCGGGCTCTTGCTCGCCCTCGAGTGTCGCGATCTCGACGGACGGCATGACGGCGGGATCGGCGGCGACGAACCACCCGCCTGCCGGAAGCCTCGGCTCGACAATGAGGGTGAGCGTCCCGGCGAACGGATTCGTGGTCGCCGTCGTCGCGGCGGCGATCTCGGCGAGCGCCTGTTCGGCCTGCGTCTCGCGGTCGGGCGCGACGATCAGAAAGCGGGGCACGACGCCGATCACCTGCCCGGCCTCGTCGGTCTGCGAGCGCATGGCGAGGCGCGCCGCGCTGAGCGTGGTGAGGTCGATGGCACCGCCCGCCGCGGCGATGTTCGCGTGCTGCGTCGAGAACACGGCGAAGCCGTCAGCCATGAGGGCGTTGTCGATGAACAGCTGTGCGAGAAAGTTGCTCTCGAAGGCGCTCGCCGCCTGCCCCATCATCCTCGGGATGTCGGTGAGCGCGCCCTTGTCGTCGTTGACGATCGCCTGCCGCGTGATGCCGAAAATTTTGCCGTAGGTCGAGACGCGGTAGGTCTCGCCCGTCTCGAACACGGTGCCGCCACGAAATTCGCCGTGCTCATTGACCTTCTCCAGCGCCATGCCGGGCGTCATGCGGATCACGGCCCTTTCGCGAAAGTCAGGCACGGTCACGCGCCGGGCGACCTGCCGCAGCGGCGATGGCGCGGCGGCATAGGCTTCGCGGATGACGCGCCCGACGCTATCGCCCAAGGCGAGGGCAAAGTCGCTTGTCGAGTGAAGCCCGACCATGCCGCCGGTCGCGCGCTCGATCACGGTCGCGGCGCTCAAGCCGGTGGTCGAGATACCTGCGGCCCGCAGGCTTTCGCGCGCCATCTCGACAAGCGAAAACCCGACATACTGGCGAGCCCGGTCGGACGGGCGATGGTTCGGGTTGCTGCGGCAGTAGACCGCCTCGCCCATGGCGCTGATGCGGCCCTGCAAATCGTCCAGCTCGCGGGTGCGGGTGACGGTCGAAATGGTCGCCGCCGGTGCGCCGCGCTGGCGCATTTCCTCGAAGGCAGCGGCCCGCACTTGATCGACGGTCGCTTCGGCGTCGAGCTGCCTGTCTATCCAGGCTTGGTCGAACCCCGCCGTCGTGGCGATCTGCCGGATGGCGGCATTGGTTTCGGCGCGGCTGCCCGGTGCGTGGGTTCGTGTGGTCATGTGGGTTTCCTCTCGCATCCCGGCCCGGTTATCGGCCCCAACGGCGACGAGCGAAGCTTCGAGCACATCCCATTGCGTCGCCGTCCGGGTGCGCCGTCCGTCTGCCGTTCCGTCGCGCCATGTCCGCACGCGGTAGCCGACGCTGAGCCCGAAGCGGGCCCCATCGCTGATCTCTTGCGCGAGGCGGATGGCCTGCGGGCTGTGGCGGCTGAGCGTCACGGTGCCGACGAGATCGCCGCTCACGACGCGCAGCCCCGAGACATGCCCGATCACCCGGTCCACGCTGTCTCTCGCATGGCTGTCGAGAAGCGGGATGCGCTCGGGCAGGCTGGCGCCCGCCAGGTCCAGCACCTCGTCAAAGACGCCTCTCGCGTCCTGTCGCTCGACAGCGGCCCCGGTCGAAAGCACGGCCTCGAAGGTCCGGCTTTCAGCGTTCCACGACGTTGCGGCGACGGCGGGCGCGCGCCGGGTGTGGAGATCGGCCCCCGCATCGCGGGCGAAGAGGCGGTCGAAAAAGGTCATGGCGGCGGCCCTTCTGGAGCGGGAGCGGGTGCGGCGAAGTTCAAGCCGAGAGCGGCGGCCCGCGCGTTGTCCTGCGCGATCTGTTCGTCCACCTCTTCGATGTCCCAGCCGCGTGCGGCGAGGGCTTCGCGACGGCTGAGCAAGCCCGCTGAAATGGCGTCGCGCTCGGCGGCGATGTCTTTCGCCGGGTCCACCCAGTCGTTTTTCGGCGGATAGAAACGGGCGGAAAGATACGGCTCGGGGTTGGTCTCGAAGCCCGGCGCGGCGAGGCGGCCGGACAGCACCTCGCCCATCATCCAGCGCCGCCAGATCGGCCGCAAAGCCTGATAGGCGATGACGCCGTGCTGCAACGCCTCACAGACGCGACGCCACGAAACCAGACCGGCGCGGATGCTGCTGTAATTGACCTCGCTGAGATCGCCGCTCAGCGCCTCGTAGGGCAGCCCCAAGCCGCTCGCGATCTCGCGCGCCGTGACGGTCAGAAAGCCGATGCTCTCGGGACCAAGGTCGGGCGGGTCCGTCCACCTGATGTCTTCGCCCGCCTGCAAGCTTTTGATGGTGCCGGGCTCGATGCCGCCCTCAAGCCCGCCGCGTCCGTCCTGCACGCCGTCGAACGGCACGGTCTCGCCGTTGGCGTTGGTCGTGACGCCCATCAACATTGCGCTGATCTGCAAGCGCATGCCGAGCGCGTCGCTGGCCTTGTCGTGCTCGAACAGCTTTAGGATGACCGGCGCAAACCACGAGACGCCGCGCACCTGTCCCGGCGCATCGGCGCGGAAGACGTGCACGATCTCGCTCGCCGGAACGCGCACGCGCTCGAAGCGGTAGGCGTCCCTCAGCACGTGATAGGCAACGCGCCGCCCGTAGCGATCAAGCTCGATTCCGGCGACGATCTTGTTGCCGCCGTCGAGGTCGCGGTCGAAGAAGCTGTCGATCTGTTCCGGGTCGAGAAACCTGATGCGCAGCTCGCCGGTCTCGGGATCGCTGACGAGCGCCGCGATCGTCTCGCCGTTCGTGACAAGGCTGTGCGCGATCGCGGCTTGCAGCTGGTACAGGTCGCGAACCCCGTCCGCGTCCGCGCGGTCCACCCAGCCCTCGTGCCGGGCGTTGATCGTCTCGCGTACGGCGCGGTCCGGGTGTGCGCTCTGGCCTTTGATGCCGCTCCCGACCAGCCCTGAAACCCACGCCTGAGCGCCAGAGGCGGCGAGCGCATTGTTGGCGACGAGATACCTCGCCCTTGCGGCAAGCCGTCCACGCGCCGCCAGGATGGCCTCGGACGCGCTCGGCATGCTTCCGGCGCTCGCCAGCCTTCGCCCGCCTCCAGCGCCTTCGTAGCGCCGTTGAGACGGCACCCGCGCCGCCCGGTCGGACGGCGGCGTGAACAGACGGGCGAGCGCGGCGCGGATCATGCGGGCGACAGCCCCGCTGCGATGGCCTCGTGGCGGCGCTCCACGCGCGCCTCGAAGGCGGCGCAGGCGCCACCCATGTTCCGATCTGTCCTCAAGACATAGGCGCGAAACCTCGGCCAGAACCCGAGCCACACTTGCCAGAGATCAATGGTGATCGTGACGGGCTCGCCGTCGAGCGGCGCCTGGCCGGGGCGCTTCGGATCGAGCGACAGCGGCAGATGCGTGTAGCCCTCCCGCATAAGGCCGTAGGGATCAACGCTCGGCGGCAGGATGCGCCATGCACCGGCGAGCGAAACGCCTACTACCCATCGCGAAAGCTCGCCCCAGCATGCCAACGCGAACGCTTCATTGATGCGGAAGACGCCTTCGACACCCTGCCCTGGTCGGCAGTCGGTGAAGGTGCTGGTCTCGCGCAGGAAGGATGCGACGGTGAAGCCGTTTAGCCCCGCAAGCTCTGCCAGCGGCCCGACGCTGTGGACGTACACGCCCTCAACATCCGGGAACGAGCCGCCGCCCCCGCCCGTATCGAGCGTCGCGTCGGGTTCATACGTCGGGATGTCCGCAGGCGGTAGAAGCGTGGTCTCTTTGCTGAGCGGCCCGCGAGCCGTGGTGCGCTGGCGCTTCATGTCCGCTCCTCGTCGTTTATGGGAGCGGTCGGAAAAGACGCACCGAACCGACGTCCCCATGGGTTACATGGTTCGTCGTCCCGGGCGTCGTGCGATGCCTCTCGGCATCACCCATGACTTGCGGCGAACAATTGAACAGGCAGTCGGGCCCGTCAACCGCTTTGCGAGATGCTGTCTAAGTTATGCCCGGTCTAGCCACGCGCTGCGGATGACAGCCGGGCGGCGTGGCGGTGTTGGCGGCAGAGGCGCGGCATTGCGAAGAGCTTGCTCGCGGGCGTCGAAATTGATGGTGCCGAGCGCAGCGCGAGCGGCGGTCGCATAGGTGATCGCGTCGAGAGCTTCGGCACGCTTGCCCGGTATGCGCTCGAACAGCCGGACGGGCTGGCCCCGGCTGTAGCGCACGACCACGCGCTCGGAGGCGATCTGCTCAAACCACGACGCCTCCAAGCTCTCGGAAAAGCGGATGCTGCGGCCCCGCGAGAGCTTCGCGAAGAGCGTCGTTTTGATCTGGTCCACGCCGACAACCCACAGCCTGCCGTGAAGCCCGGTCTTGGTGGATATCCGCGACTTTGACGCCGCGATGATCGGGCGAGCGCCGGACATGCCCTTGCACGCCATAACGCGGCGACCGGCGCGTGCGAAGGCGAACCTGTAAACGCTATCCGTCGCGAAGCCGCTGTCGATCACGGCGGCGTCGATGGCGAGCGAGCCGCCGAACGGGTGCGGCCAGCGGGTTTTCAGCAGGTCGTCGAGATCGCGCCACGGCGCATCTTCGTCGGGCGGTCCCCAATGCGTCAGGTGGTCGAGCACGAAGCAGGTGCCGTCCCGCGCGAAGCCGCACAGCGTCGTCTCAACCCGGTCAACCTGAACGTCTGTCCCTGCCGTCAGCACCAGCACGTCGGGCGGTATCGCGTCGAGCGAGAACGGCTCGGCACGGGCTTGCAGCGCGCTCTCGTCCACGTCGCTCTCGGCGGCGCGCCATCCCTGAGCGAGCACGGTGTTGACGAACGGCTGCAACGTCGCCGGATCGCCCTTCGCTCGCAGAAACTCGGCAGCGAGCTTGCCCCATGACGCATTGGCGAGAAGCGAAACCAGGGCGTTGAGCCGGTAGCCGTGATGCCCCTGAACCTCCGGCCTTGTGACGCGCCATTGCCCCGCCTCGACCATGGCGAGCTTGTGCTTCTCCTCGACCAGCGCCTCGCAATGCGGACAGCGGAAGGCGGCTGTCTCGGGACGATCAGGCTCCCATTGGATGTGCGACCACAGCACCTCAGTGAAGCCGCCGCAGCTCGGGCACGGGATCTCGAACACGCGCCGGTCGCTCTCGCCGTAGCTCCGCAGCACGTGCGAGGTTTCCTCATGCAGCGGCGTCGAGCCGACGACGATCTTGCGGTCGGGAAACGACAGCGTGCGCTTTTCGGCGAGCAGGATGGGCGAGCCTTCCGCCGTCACCTCCATGGCGTCGGCTTCGTCCACGAACAGGATGCGCGCCGTGTGCCGCCGCAGGTTTCGCGGCGCTTTGGCGGCGACCACCTTCAAGCTCCCGCCCGCAAACAGCCGATGCAGGATGGTCGAGCGGTCGTCGCCGTCGCCGACCTCGCGGGACAGCGCACCCCGCAGCGCCGGACTTGCCGCGAACATGGGCTCGATGTCGCTCACCATGCTGTCGCGGGCGTCGCTCTCGGTCGGAAGCAAGCTCAGGATGGGCGCGGGATCGTTCGCGACATAGTGGCCGATGGCGGCGGTCAGAAGAGCGGTGAAGCCGATCCTCGTCGCCTTCAACAACGTCACCCGCTCGACCTCGGGCGAGCCGATGCTGTCGGCAATGGCGCGCTGGTATGGCCAGAGCGTCATCGGGCCAGGGAGCCCCGTCGTGGCCTGCGGAAGGACGATGTGCGCCTCTATCCACGCGCTTAACGGCAGCCGCTCGGGCGGAACCAAGCTCGCCAGTGCTCGTGCGCGGACCTCGGCAAGCGTCGGCATCGCTTCTCAAGCCAAGCCGCTTCCGAAGGTCGGGTCGTCGAGGTCGATCTCCGCCTCAATGACATGCTCAAGCGGCGCGTTTTCTGCCGTTAGGGTCATCCGCAACTTCAGCACGGCTCCGTCGACGGTGCCTTCGCGAACGACCCGCTCGATCTCGCGCTGCGAGGTCACGCCGACGTGCTTCAGAAACTTGCGAACCGAAATGTTAAACCGATCTTCGTCCATTGCGGCTTCTCCGTTTTACGTGGGTGCCCCCAGCTCCGTCAGCACCCGGCGCAGCTCGGCGTCGAGCGCCGCCCGATCCTGCCGGCTCAACTGCGGCAGCCGCGACGGCACGCACAGCACGCCGCTCCGCACCGTCCGCAGGATGTCGGACCACGCCGCCTCGACAGCCTTCGCATCCAATAGCTCGCCGTTCTGCCGCTTCGTCTTCAGCTCGACATAGCTCGCCTGTGCCGCCGCCAGCCGTCCGCGCTCGGCAGCCGCGCCCTCGCCGCCCTTGCCCCTTGCCTGCCGTCTGAGGTCGTCGCAATAGCGCGCAATGCTCTCCTTCAGCCGATAGCGGTTCGGTCCGGCCTTCACGGCAAGCCCGCGCTTCGCCAGCTCCGCAACAGAGCGCGTCGCCATGCCAATGTGCTCGCCCAGCTCAGCCGCCGTGACGGGCTCGGGTTCGGTGCTCATAGAGGGACGATAGTTTCTCGTTGCAGCGAGCGAAACCGGGCGCGCAGAGCCCCCCGCACCTTGCTTCATGCTCTGGAAGTACCTTGCCGGGGCTCAGCGTCGCCCGTGGCGCGCCTCGCTCTGGTAACTACGGCGGCATGCCTGTTGTTCAGCGGCGCTTCGTTGCCGTGGCAATGCCAACGCTCGCTGTGGCGGTAGCGCGAGAAGATGTCGGCATAGCCCGGCGCGGGGCAGAGCGACTCGACGAGGTCGTAGAACTCGCGCGGCTTCTCGGAATGACCCCGCACGGGCGC